TGTCTGCTCTGGAGTCTGCTTTTTCAGCACTAATGTGTTGTGGGTGCAAGGTAAATAGTAACGGAACGATTTCTGTCAAGGAATTGCTAACGTTTATGAAGGGGATAGAAGAATGAAGGAGTACATCGAGAGGGCGGCACTTAAACGCGAGCTTGCCCCATATGAGGAAAACGACTTTTCCCAGCAGATGGATGTGATACTGGCTATTGTAGACGCACAGCCCGCCGCCGACGTGGTGGAGGTGAGGCATGGGAGATGGTTCTTCACAGAATATGAGTTTTTCACTTGTTCTGTTTGCGGAGAATCATATTACAATGGCGCAGAATCTACCGCTCAGGCCGAAAGTTATCTGAACAGCGGTCATACATACAAATACTGTCCTAACTGTGGGGCTCGCATGGACAAGGAGGATGACCATGAGGCTGATTGATATTACAGAGTTTTTTGAGAGCTTGACCGACCATGAGTCGGTAAGCGGAATACTTACGAAACTGTCAAAACAACCCACCATCGACGCCGTGCCTGTGGTCAGGTGCCGGGAGTGCGTATACGCCACCAGGCCGGGAAATAACATCGTCCACTGTGACAATTTTGAGCGGGACATGATGCCGGACGATTTTTGCAGCGTCGGGGAGAGGAGGGAGGCCGACTAATGAACACCATCGAAAACCAGGTTCGGGATCTGGTCAAGATCGAGCTTGCCGCCGCAAATGAGCGGTTCCCGCAGTTTCATTCAGCGCATGAAGGGTATGCTGTGATAAAAGAAGAAGTTGATGAGCTGAAAGAAGATACTAACCGTATAAACGGAAGAATAGCTTGTCTCTGGGACATGGTAAGATTTAACAATAGCTGTGAGGAGCTTGTGTCGCGGATTTACGACGACGCCATCAATGCCGCCTGCGAGGCCATCCAGGTAGCGGCCATGTGCCGGAAGTTTTTGGAGATGGAGAGTAAAAGATGACTATTGGCGGATGGATTATATTCTTGTTTATAGCGGCTTGTCTGATCGCTTTTGGAGTTTTTATTGCTGTTTGCGCGGAAGGTCTTGCCGCTAGGATAGCTACGCCAATTATATGCGGTGTTATTTGCATCGCGCTCCTGGTTGGTATGCTTTGGTACTACAACAACACAGCCAGCGGCCAAAGAGCTTTGGTAGATCAGGAGAGCGAATTGTCAAACGGGATGGAGCGGGTTATCCGCGTCTATACAGCTAACGGGGATTTAATTGCGGAGTTCGAGGGCAGAATCGACATTGAAGGAAACGATGGCGGCTATGTCCTGTTCGACTATCAGGGGAAGAGATATACCTACTACAACTGCTTTGTTGAGAGTATTGCAGAGATTGGAGGATAACATGAGGGAGTTGCTATTTAGAGGCTTCCACCCCTGTGACGGATCGGACACCATTGTGGTGGATGGGGAGAAGGTTAAGGGGAAATGGGTGGAGGGGTACTACGTTGAAAGAGATAATAAATCGTGGATTTACCCTGCAAGTAATCAGATGATAAGCAAGTCCTTGGCAAGAGAACTCAGGCCATTTCATAGTGCTAAGAGTACGCAGAAAATCATGAAAGAAGTATTTCCTGTTCTTCCCTCCACGGTTGGGCAGTACACCGGCCTGACAGACAGCAGCGGCCAAAAGGTGTTCGAGGGTGACATTCTCAAATTTACAGACAGGCCGAACGACTATGAGTGGACTGGCCGCATTGAATTTGGAAACCCCAACGGCGGCTACACTTGGGGCTATCAGATCGTCCATCTGAGTGGCCCGAAGCCAAATATCGACACACTTTGCTGGTTCGATATGGAAGAAGGCGGAGCATACAGCGAGGTCATCGGCACCGTGTTTGACGAGGTGGCGCAGCATGATAATTGAGACTTGCCCGAAGTGCGGCGGTGAGCTAAAGCATCTTTCTCTGACTACATACCCGCCAATCCCAAAGAAGGTCTGCACTGCCTGTGGTTGGTCATGGACAGGAGAACCGGAGAAAATCGAGTATGTGCCATTTGATAATAGGAGGCAGTCGGAATGAATTACTTCGTATCTCTGTTATCTGTACCAGCCGACTGCAATCAATCTAGTTCTTCACACGATAGAGAATGGAAGCCAATAAAAAATTATGAAGGATTATACGAAATATCAAATGATGGAAGAGTTAGAAGGGTTGCAGGGTGGTACAGCAATCATGGATATAGACATGCAACTGGGGAATTAAAGCAGTCTTGTGTAAAAGGATATATGGATGTTTCTTTATACAAGAACGGGAAAAAATCGAGATATAAAGTACACCGTTTGGTTGCAGACGCATTTATACCAAATCCAAAATGTTATCCGCAAGTAAATCATATTGATGGAAACAAGAAAAACAACAAGGTTGAAAATCTTGAGTGGGTAACTCAGGGGCAAAACATGAAGCACGCGCGCGATAATGGGTTATGCCCAAACAATACTCCAAAAATGAGACTTGCAAGACATAATGTTGGATTGCTTACCCAGAACATATTAAAAACAAATCCAAAAAAAGAAGTGATAGTTAAGAAAAACAACGCCACTATCAGGTACCCTTCTTGCAGAGAGTGTGCTAAAGAATTTAATGTTTCCGCTTCTTATATGTCGTATCTGTGTAAGGGAAAACATTACTCTAAAAAATTGGGGGCCAGTTTTGAATATGTCAGTTGAGTTAATAAAATATCCAAACGATGAAGATTGGTTGATTTGTAAGACAATTACTTTGGCGACTGTTGGAAAAACCGTAAAATCAAACCCCACAAGCGAATGGAAGAGAAGAATATTAGAGGCAAGGCATAGCCCAATTAGGCTACTAAATTATTATTTCAAATTGGCCCAAATACCGTATTATGTGAGCGTACATTTATGTAGACACGTTCATGCGTTACCATTTGTGGAAACCCAGAGGACAGACAGAACAGGAATTGACCGCAATCAAAAGCCACAAAATTCGCCGATTAACATGTGGCTAGTAGTCAACGCCGAAGAACTCCAGGTGATATCCAACAAGCGCCTCTGCCTCAAGGCCAGCCAGGAGACCCGGCAGATCGTCCAGGCCATGTGCAAGCTGGCAGAGGAAGCCACACCGGAACTCCACGGTCTGCTGGTGCCTCTCTGCGAATACTGCGGCGGCGTGTGCCATGAGATGGAGCCGTGCGGGAGGCATCAGTGAGTAAGTTTTCTGAGCGCCTGAGGCGGCTGCGTGAAGAAAAGCGGCAAAGCCGGGTTGTGGTATCTGAGCTATGCGGGCTAGACCGTGGTGCCGTCAGGTGCTACGAGCGCGGTGAGCGTATTCCAAGTATGGAGGCGCTGATTGCCTTGGCGGATTACTTCGAGGTATCATTGGACTATCTAACTGGCAGGACAAATTTTCGATAATTGTTGTTTTAACGACAATTTTTCTTTCAGTATGGCTTAAAATGGGAGCGTGGGGGCGTACACACCCTCTGCGCTCCTATTGCTTTCCCCTCCCTTCCTCCTGTCGCCGTGGCCCCGTGGCGGCGCTATAGTAACGGGGCAATGACATGCCACTCCTGCCCGCATGAGGACAGCGTGGCCCGGCCTGTGGGCAAAGCCGAAATCCCACGAGATACCCGGGAAGACCGGGTATATGCCACCTGCGTCCGCATGAGGGCGGGGCGGTGCCAAATCTATGAACAGTTGGTGGTGATATGCCGAATGAACAGAACCTTATGCCAATCGAGGAAGTCAACTCGAGGAGAACACGAGAACAGCACAGCGAGGACAGCAGAAGGGCTGGAATTGCATCCGGCGTGTCGCGCCGAAGGAAGAAAAGCCTGAGAGAGGCGGCTGAATTGTACCTCTCTCTGCCCGTATCAGACAAGAGAGCATGGAACAAACTGGCCCGTGACGGCGTTGCCCCGGAGGACGTGGACAATCAAATGGCGATTATCGCCGGGCTGTCTATCAAAGCCGCAAAAGGAGACGCCAAGGCGGCTAAGGTGCTGTTTGATTTGCTCGGAGAACAGCCAAAGGAAGAACCCAAGAACGACCGGCAGGCATTGGCGGACCTTCTGCTCCATCCGGCGGAGGACAGAGACATAAAGGATTTTGAGGAATGAACCTTCCCGCACCATTTACGAAAAATCAAAACGCTTTCTTCCGCCGGTGCTTTGACTGCTGGCTTAATGTGGCCGAAGGCGGAAAAAGAGGGGGAAAAAACGTCCTCATCACCATGGCCTATTGCACCATTCTGGAGAAACACCCCAGCCGCATCCATTTGATCGCCGGGGTATCTACAGCGACGGCACGGCTGAACATTCTGGACTGCGACGGGTTCGGGCTCCTCAACTTCTTTGAAGGGCATTGCAGGACCGGGCAGTATCAGAACCGGGACTGCCTATATATTGACACGCCAACTGGAGAAAAGGTCGTGCTGATCTCCGGCGGGGGAAAGGCAGGAGACGAAAAGCTTATTAAGGGCAATACCTATGGAACTGCCTATATCACAGAGGCCAACGAATGTAGCGAGGCGTTCATTCAGGAAGTTTTTGACCGGACTATTTCCAGCCCGGACCGGAAGGTGTTCCACGACCTGAACCCCAAGGCGGAGGGGCACTGGTACTACAAGGACATCCTGAACTTCCATGAGATGCGCCAGAAACAAGACCCAAATTATGGGTACAACTACGGCCATTTCACCATTGCGGACAATCTAAGCCTGTCAGGGGACCAGCTGAAGGCCGTGCTGTCCACCTACGATAAAAAATCCTTGTGGTACGCGCGGGACATTCTTGGACTGAGGCGGTCAGCGGATGGACTTGTTTATGATATGTTCAGCCTGGATGAGAACACCTATACGGAATCGCCTCCAGGCCTGCGATACGGAGCACAGCGGACCATTGCCTGTGACTACGGGACTACAAACGACTGTGTTTTCTTGGACGTGTACGACAACGGGGAGACGGTCCGGGTGGACCGGGAATATAGATGGGCCAGCCGCCAGGAGCACCGGCAGAAGACGGACAAGGAGTACGCCGATGACCTGATCGAGTTTATGGGGGAACCGGAATGCACCGTACTGGTGGACCCCTCTGCCGCTTCCTTCATTGCGGAGTTACGGAGCCGGGGCATATATGTCCGGGATGCCGACAACGATGTTCTGAATGGAATTCGCCGGGTCTCTCAGATGTTCCATATGCGAAAGCTGATGATCAACAAGCAGTGCTTAAGCCTGATAGACGAACTGGGCGTGTACTCCTGGGACGATAAGGCAGCGGCACGCGGGGAAGAAAAGCCAGTAAAAGAGCGAGACCACGGATGCGACAGCCTGCGCTATTTCTGTAATTCTCTCCCGGATTGGAGGTTTGAAGGTGTCCAGACGCAATAAAAACCGTCCGACAAACGCACAACCGAATACCGAGGCGGTAGCCGTCAACGACGCTTTTTCCAACCCCCTGTTCCGATTGGGATACGGCTCCCAGTCGCCACTAGAGGCCACAGAATACCCACTGACCCGCATGACGGACAACTACGCATTGCTCAATTCCTTGTACCGGGACAATTGGGTGGTTCAGAACGTGGTCGGCCTGATGGTGGATGACATGCTCCGGGAGTGGTACAAGCTCAAAGGCAACATTGCTCCAGAGATGCAGGACGCGCTGGACAAGCTGGAGCGAGAGACCAGAATCCGGGACCGGATGAACGCTGGTTTACGCTGGGGCAGACTGTACGGCGGGGCGGCAGGCCTTATCCTGATCAAGGGACAGGAGGACCTGTCCAAGCCCTTAGACCTCGACATGGTATTCCCTGGCTCCTTCCAGGGCCTGTACATCCTGGACCGATGGATGGGCATTACTGCCACCAGTGCCCCAATTCTTGAATCTGGCGAGTTTGTACCAGAGTATTACTCCATTGTAGACGCACGGGGGCATACAGTGGCCCGTGTCCATCACTCCCGTGTGATCCGGTTCATAGGCCGGGACCTGCCAGAGGTTGAGCGCATAGCCGAAATGTTCTGGGGAGAATCCGAGGTGGAGGCCCTGTACAAGGAGGTTGTGGCCCACGACAATGTGAGCGCCAACATGGCCGCACTGACCTTCCAGGCCAACATCAACACCATGGAATACAAGGGGCTGGAGCAACTCTTTTCCGTTGGCTCCACCCAGGCGCAGCGGCGGTTCTGGAATGTGATGCAGGCCCAGAGCGTGCTGCGCTCCAACTTTGGCACCCAGCTGGTGGAGGAAGGTAACAAGATCACCAACACCCAGTACACATTCACCGGCTTGCAGGAAGTATATGAGTCGATGGCCCTGAACCTGTGCGGCGCGTCCCATTACCCCATGACGAAGCTGTTTGGGCGCTCCCCCGCCGGAATGAACGCCACCGGCGAGAGCGACCTAAAGAACTACTATGATTATGTGGACAGTCAGCGGGAGGCCAAGCTAAGGCCCGCCCTGCAAAAGCTCCTTCCGGTGCTGTGCATGAGCGCCTGGGGATTTGTGCCGGACGACCTTGATTTTACCTTCCCGCCGCTATGGACGCCGACGGCCACGGAGACGGCGGAGATCGCGCTGAAGAAAGCACAGGCCATCCGGGATACCTTCCAGGCCGGGCTATTCCAGGCAGACACCGCAATGAAGGAGCTGAAAAAGCTGGAGGAAGAAACGGGGATGTTTGGCTCCATCTCCGACGAGGAAATCGGCGCCGCCGCCGGGAAGTCGTACCAGGATTTAACTGCGCTTAGAGACCCACTGATGGGGCTAGGATATGGTGAGGAAGTAAATGCCAACGCTGAACCGAGCGCCGAATGAGAAAGAGCTGGAGAAGCTAATCCAGATTTTCCTCAAGGCAGAGACCGACATTATCAACGAGATCGGGCGGCTCCGCAGTCAAGGCTTGATCGATTATTCGGTCGTGGCGGCTCTGGAACGGGTCCAGGCAATCCTGCGGAAGATGGAGAGCGATTCCTGGGAATATGTTCCCCGGATGATCGAGAAAATGTTCTATGTCCGCGTTCCCGAGGCGCGGCGCATGGAGGGCATGACCGCGGCACAGAATTTGATGGCCTACCGCAACGCCGCAGCCCTCACCGGCGAGCAGCACGCCATTGTGGACCAGCTTGTGGCCTCCCTGATGGGAGAGATCACCGACGCGACGATCACGGCCCTGGCGACCGTCCAAAGCGCCCTCATTGGCCGTGTAGAGCCGGACGTATACCGGCGGGTTGGCATGGAGCAGGTGGCCTATCAGCAGGCCAGAGGAGCCGGGACATACAAAATGCTTCCCGGTTTTGTGGAGGCCCTGCGGCGTGAAGGCGTGACAGCCTTTGTGGACAAGGCCGGGCGGCACTGGTCGTTACATACCTACTGCGCTATGGTCTCCCGGACCACATCCAGACAGGCCGAAGTGCTGGCCGTGCTGACGGCGGACCCGGAGCAGGACCTATACCGCATCTCCTCTCACGGGACCACCTGCGCCATCTGCGCCTCCTTTGAGGGCCGGGTGTACTCCAAGAGTGGGACGAACCCGGATTATCCACCTTTGGCGGCGGCGTTTGGAAAGCAGGACCCAAACGGACCCGATACGCTGGCGAATACGTGGCTGAATCTCCACCCAAATTGTTGGCACAGCCTCCTTCCGTACACAACGGTAGGCCGAAGCGAGGAAGAAATACAGAAAATCAAGGACTTCTCCAATCCAAAGAAGAACCCCTTCACCCGAGACCCACGGACGGAGAAGCAGATTAAGGCGTACAGAGCCAAGGAAGCCGCCCGTGCCAAATGGATCAGGGAATACCGCACCTGGGAGTCGTACCGCATGACGGTAGGCGACCCCATCCCCAAGACCTTCGCCACCTGGCAGAAGCACAAGGCGGCGGATGATGAGAAGTACAAGAACTGGCAGAGGCTGTACAGGGAGGCGAACCGGAGTGAGCAATGATGAGCTAATTTACTATGCGTTTATCACTCTTGGTTTTCCGATTAAAGAAGCGCGAAAAATGGTTGCGAATCGCAAAGAGCAGATAGAGCAAGAACTTGCGTTGCACTTTGCATTAAGGGAGGCGAACCGTGAATCTGACACCGACAGCAATTAAGGCGATTGAATCCATCCTGTCTAAAGGGGACCGGGCGGAGGTGATTCCCACGAAAGAGGGACCGAAAGTGGTTAGAATCACGCGGCAACCTGTAAAATAGAATAACACGCCTGCCCCTAAGTGGTGGGGCAGAAGGACTAAGTGGAGTCAACTTGTAAGGATTTCTTACAGGTTGGCTCCTTTTTATTTGCCCGAAAGAGGTGATTTGCATGGACTATAACGCGGAATACATCGACCTGCTCAAGCGCTCCCTGGCGGGTGAGACGGAGACGGTGCGGCTGTATCTGGCGGTTATGGCCGTGGCGCCCAACAGTGCCATCCCCAAGCTGCTGGAGATCCAGGCGGACGAGACAGACCACCAGAGCATTATAGCTGACCTGCTGGCGGAGGCCATGTCCGGCCAGAGCGCCGACCAGGAGCGGCTTGTCCCGGGGGTGGAGTGATGCTTGCATACTACGGCTCCCAAATCAGCCCCCACCTGGTGGACACGCCGGAAGGATTTTTAATCTGTAAGGACGTACCCATTGCCCGCACCGGCCCCCAGGACTACCTGGCCCGGGAGCTGATGCTGGACGGGGACCCGGACCGCCTGGTTACTGTGCAGCGGCATCCGGAGGACGTGTTCGAGGAGGCCACCCTTGCCAGCTTTGAGGGGAAGCCCATCTGTGACGGCCACCCCCCGGAGAATGTGGGTCCCGAGAACTACGCCGCATACACCAAAGGCCACGTGCAGAACGTGCGGCGGGATGGGGATTACATCGTGGCCGACCTGTACATCAACGACGCGAACCTGGCCAATGAGGTAAGGAACAACGTCAAGCGGGAGGTCTCCTGTGGGTACCTGTGCAACTATGTCCCAGACGGGGCGGGGTACCGGCAGGAGCGTATCAGAGGCAATCACGTGGCAGTGGTCCCCAAAGGGCGGGCCGGTGCTGCGGTTGCAATACATGACACCGCCCCTGAGGCGGAGAAAGGCAGGAACAAACACGTGAGCGATTTTTGGAAGTCTGTCCTGACCGCCTTCGGCATGGCGGCAAAGGACGCGAGCCCCGAGGAGCTGAACACGATGGTGGAGACCACCGCCGCCGCGCTGGATGCGGAACCCGTGAAAACGCCGGACGCAGAACCCGCGAAGGAGGAACCCGCCGAGGAGAAGCCCACCGAGGACGCTGAGGTCATTGAGGCCCCGAAGGGGGACGACATCGGCTCCAAGCTGGACCGCATCCTGGAGATGCTGGAGGCCAAGGCCAGGGGCGGCCGGGGCGAGCATCGTCTCCACGACGAAAGCGACCTGGACGAAATGATCGAGAAACTGTCCGGCGGCGAGAGCGCCATCACTGTCCCCATCGAGAACGACTGTGCCACCGGCCCCGCCCGGGACGCCGCGGTGGAGCTCCTGAAAAAGGTGCGCCCTGCTGTGGCCGCCATTGAGGACAAGCAGACCCGGGCCAAGGTGACCGACGCTCTGCTGTCCGCCATCTCCGGCAAGGACGCTATGCCCGAGATCGTCAAGGCGGCGATGGACAGTGCCCGGGCCAACGCGGAGCAGACCAAGAAAACCACCTATGAGCAGATGTGCTCTGACAGCGAGGCCAACTACGCGGCCCGCAACCCTCACAACAAAAAGGAGGCTTAAATTATGGCTTTGAATCCCCAGATTATCGGAAAGGACATGCCCCACGGCTTTGCCGGTTGCTATGCCCGTCAGCCCGACATGATTGTTGAGACCCGCCCAGCTGGTGGGTCCACCCCCATTCTCTTTGGCACCGCACTAAAGTACGGCACAAAGGTAGGTGACATCACCCCTGTCATTCCCATGGGCGCTGGAAGCACCGCCGCCCAGTTTGCCGGTGTGGCTGGGTTTGAGATCAAGAGCGCCGTCACCTGGCCCCCCCAGGATGGGCAGTACGCCGTGGGTGAGCCTGTGAGCGTGTTCCAGCGCGGCAGTATCAATGTCAAATGCACTGGCGGAACCCCCGCCCTGGGCGGCGCTGTGTACATCCTGGTGGCTGAGAGCGAGCAGGGCGACCTGACCAACGCCGCTGTGGGCGACTTTGTGGCCTCTGCGGACAGCACAACCGCTGCCAACACCGTGCAGCTGACCAACTGCCAGTGGGGCGGCCCCGCTGACGCCAACGGCATTGCCGAGCTGGTTATCCTGACCCGCGCCAACGCCTGAGAGAGGAGGAATTAAACAATGAGCTTTACCAATGTCGGCACCACCAATGCCGGAACCTTTACCATGCAGTCCGCCCCAGGGGCCATGAACGGCGTGCCCACTATGGACGCCAATGGCATCGCCACCGGCGGCGCGTTTTTGGTCAGCGAGCTGGAGAAGCGGGATCCCATGATCCGCAAGCCCCTGACCTCCTTTACCTATCCCCGGGACATCGTCATTGAGACCGGCGGCGGCTGGGTGGACTATGTGTCCGCTATGGCCGTGTCCTACGGCATCACCGGCGGCGCTGTGGACTCCCCCGTGACTGCGGGCGGGGCCAACGGCATCCCCACCGTCCAGGCAAGTGTTGACAAGGGCGTGTACAAGGCCCACGTATTCGCCGCCGCTCTGCGGGTGATGTTCCAGGACATGCAGCGGAGCAACTACATCGGCCGGAGCCTGGACAACCTGCTTCAGGACGGCGTGCGCATGGCGTATGACAAGCACATGGACGCGAATGTGTATGTGGGCATTGAGACCTACGGCACCACGGGCCTTGTGAACAACCCCAACGCCACCGAGACCACTGCCGCCAATGGCGCAGAGGGGACCGCCACCTGGGCCACCAAGACCCCGGACGAGATTCTCAAGGATGTGAACGACGCTCTGGCCGCCGGTTGGGCCGCCAACGAGTATGACGAGACCGCCATCCCCAACCACATCCTGATCCCTTATGAGCAGTACCTGTACATCATGACCACCAAGGTGACTGACCTGGCCACCGAGACCATCTATGACTTCCTGATGAAGAACAACGCGGCCACCAAGGCGGGCGGCGACCTGTTCATCGGGGCCACCCGGTGGTGCAAGGGGGCCGGTACCGGCAGCACTGACCGCATGGTGGTGTACAACAACGACCGGCGGTTCGTCAAGATGGACGAGCTGGTGCCCCTGAACCGGATCATGAGCCAGCCCAACGTGGCGAACGTCTGCTACGACACCGCGTATATGGCCAACATCTCCGAGGTGCAGATCTTCTATCCCACCTCCATCTCTTACGTGGACGGCATTTGATTGAGGGCGGCCAGATGCTTGTACTAAGTAAGCGCAACATCATCATCCCCGCGCCGGACGGCTCTACCGCTGTCCGGCTGCGGGCGGGCCTCATGGAGATTGTGCCGGACTGGGCGGTGAAAACCCCGTATTTCCAGGCCCTGGTGGCGGACGGGAAGATTGTCCCCAGCGGCAGGAGCGACAAGGAGGCTCAAGCGGCCTCTGAGAAGAAGGTCAAGACCCGCCGAGGCAACGCGGTAACTGAGGAATAAGGAGGACTGCGGGCATGTACTACGGGAAACCTCAATTTTTCGGCGTGAGGGCCGCTGCGGCCAACATCGGGCACAGCGTGGGCAATTACACGGTGGAGGAGTTCCGGGAGGACTACCCGCAGTTTTTCAACTCCGAGGGCTATTTCCTGGGCAGTCTCCCCATGCTGGAGCAGATCATTCAGATGGCCAACGTCTCCATTCAGCCGGACAAGTGGCTGGACTCCTGGCGGTACGCCGTGGGGCTGTATGTGGCCCACTATGCAACCCTGTCCCTGCGGGGCTACGCGGACAGCAATGAGACCCCACAGCAGGCCGCCGCCTCCGGGGCGTTGGTGGGCATGGTCAAGTCGGCCACTCTGGGAGACGCGTCCGTCACCTACGACACCTCCGCCATCACGGCGGGCACCGAGGACTGGGGCGACCTGAACTCCACAACCTACGGGCAGATTTTGGCGAACCGGGCCAAGCTGATCGGGATGGCAGGGAGCTATGTGATATGAACTGGACTGACTGGTACACCGACACAATGGACGTGTGGAGAAATGTCCCTGTGAAGGACGGAAACCTCGCCCGACAGGAGCGTCAGCAGGTGTTAACGGGCATCCCGTGCCGCATCTATCAGAGCGACAACAAGCCCATCAGCATGAGCCAGACGGCGGCCAGCGTCGGCCAAAACGACCACCTGGCCTGTGATATCTCCGTGGACATCCACGTGGGGGATGAGCTCATCATCACCCGGGGCGGGAAGCTGGGCAGGACTGGTCCCACCATCCGGGCCTTTGCCAGCGACCCCAACCTCTACTATGAGCCATTCGGGGCCATCATGCCGGGATTGGCCCACCAGGAGATCCGGCTGATGGAGCAGGAGCGAGTGAAATGAGCTATCAGGTATCCCTTCAAAAACGCCTCCAGGAGCTCAAGAAAGCCCATGAAAATCTGCCTGATGCTCTTTACCAAGTCCAGAAAAACGCGGCTCAGAGGGCCGTGGAGGCGGCCACAGAGGCCACGCCGCCCAAGGCAGGGAGATTGGCTGGGCCAAACATGCTGACCGGGGAATTGAAGCAGCACTGGGCAACAGACAGCCAGGTAGAACCTGACGTGTCCAGTAACAAGCTCACATCGTATCTTGCCAACAACAAAGAGTATGCCAGTTATGTGGACCAGGGGCACCGAATGGACAAGCACTTCGTCCCCGGCCTGTACATCGACGAGAACGGCCAGCTAGCCCGGGACCTGAGCGCAAAGGTCGGCCTGGTGGTGGGCACCAAGACCAAGTACGTCAAAGGCGAGTTCATGGTGGACAAGGCGCGGGAGGCCTACGAAAAGACGGTTCTGACCGAGCTGGACAAAGAAATTGCGAGGCTTTTCAAATGAATCTGACAGTTTCCACAATTTCAAAGAGCTTGGCGGACTACCTGGCCCCCTCCTTCCCTGGCGTGACCTTCTACGAGGACCCCAACCAGCAGAACAGCAAGCCCCCTATGCTGTTTATCCAGACGCGGACCAACCGACTGGAGAAGGAGGTGGACCACTACTGGATCCGTCACCTGGGGCTGGATTTGGTGTATCTGCTGGAGTACAACCTGCCCAACCTCCAACAGCTCTACCAGAAGGCCGGGGAGACCCTGGACCTATTGATGGAGACCTTCCCCTACTCCGACGGCGAGACAGAGGGTACGGTGCTCCTTCGGACCTATAACCGGGAATGGAACATCGACCTGGATGAGCTGCACTACCGCTTTGATTTGCAAGAGCGGGTGTCCATCCCCGAGGAATACGCGAAGATGCAGACGATGGAATACAACGAGGAGATTCTCAATGACCAAGAAATACACACGTGAGGCGCTGCTGAGAAGCAAGCGCTACGCTGGCTACCAGCGGGATTTCCTGGCGGTAGTCCTGAAAGAACCCGAGTACACACTGGCGGAGGCCGACAAGGCCGTAAAGGCGTTTTTTGGAAAGGAGCGTGGTTAAATGGCCGGAGGCACCTGGACCACACAAAATAAGGTAAGACCCGGCGTATACATCCGCTTTACCACTAACCGGGCATTGGGCCTGACGGTGGGCGAGCGGGGCGTTGTGACCATCTGCGAGCCCATGAGCTGGGGGCCTGTGGGCGAGGTCATGACGGTAGCCAACGGGGACGACATGACCCCCTACACCGGATACGACATCACCAACGAGAAGAACCGGTTCCTGCGGGAAATCTTCCGTGGGACCAACCGGACCAGCCCTCCCACCACACTGTACCTGTACCGGCCCACGGCCACTTCCAGCGCGAAGGCCACGGTGACCACCGGGACCCTGACCGCAACGGCCAAGTACCCCGGCGTGAGGGGCAACGACATCACCATTGTTGTCGCCGAGGACGTGGACAATGAGGGCAGCTTCTTCGTTTCCACCGTGGTGGACGGGGAGATCCAGGACCAGCAGAGCGCGGAGACCGTGGCAGACCTGGTCCCCAATGACTGGGTGGACTGGAGCGGTACCGGGGCGCTGACGGCCACCGTGGGCGCTCCCCTGACCAGCGGCGCGGACGGCACCGTGGCAGCCTCCGCCTACTCCGACTACCTGGAGGCCATCGAGCCCTATAAGTTCGACGTGATCATCTACGACGGCAGCGACAGCACCGTGCAGGATTCTATGGTCGGTTTTGTCAACCGCCTGGCGGACGAAAACGGGCAGTATACCCAGCTTGTGGCGGCCAACCTCACCGCCCCTGACAGCCGGTTCGTGATCAACGTCATGAGCGGGGTCACCCTGGCGGACGGGACCACCCTCACCCCCCAGCAGGTGACCTGGTGGGCTGGCGGCGCTACCGCCGGGGCCCAGTTCAACGAATCTTTGACCTACGCCACCTATCCCACCGCCGTGGCGGTGAGCCCCCTGTTGACCAACAACCAGATCATTTCCGCGTTGCAGAGCGGGCAGTTTATCCTGGTGGCGGACTTCGACGAGGTCCATGTGGAGCAGGACATTGACTCCCTGACCACCTATACCACCGACATCGGCGTGGTATACAAGAAAAACCGCATTATCCGTCTTTGCAACACCATCGCCAACGACATTTACAAGCAGTTCAGCCAGAACTATATCGGCGTGGTGAACAACAACGACGCCGGACGGGCCCGGTTCAAGGCGGCCATTGTGGGCTACCTCTACCAGATCCAGGACGCGGAGGGCATCCAGAACTTTGACCCCGAGGACGTGGAGGTGCTGCCCGGCATCGACATCGACGCCATCGTGGTCAACGTGGCCTTCTACGCTGTGGATTCGGTGGAGAAAGTGTATATGTCCGTGTCTGTGTCTTAAGGAGGTGTAGAACATGTCTTATTTGCTGGCAAAGGACACCGTAAATGGCGCGGAAGGCAAGATCTTCGTGACCATTGATGGGAAAAACATCGAAGTGGCCGGGATGCGGAATATCACCACCAACGGCGAGATGCAGAACCAGGACATGCGGGTTATCGGTACCCGTAAAATCCAGGACAAGCCCAACGGCGTGAAGCTCACCGGCACCGGGAATATCTACTACGGCACCAATATCTGGACGGATATGGTGCTCAAGTACATCAACACCGGGGTCATGACGGAGTTTGACATCCAGATCACCAACAATGACCCCACCACCTCCATCAACACCCAGAGCATCGCCTACTATGGCTGCCACTTAACAGGCACCATCCCTCTCTCCATCCTCAACAGCGAGGAGGCCATGCTCAACTACGACTTCAACTTCGCTTACACCAGAGTGGCCCGGCTGACGGCCTTTAATGATCCTGTCCAGCTGGGGAACGACTAAGGAGGAACCATGAGCAAACTGTACGATTTCCTGCACCCTATCTCCGTAGCGGAGGAGAAGGAGGTGATCGTATCCAGGCGGTTCGTCCAGCGGGACGACAAGGGGGAGCCGATCCTGGATAAAAACGGGGACATGATCCCCAAGCCCTTTAAGGTGAAAGCCATCCCCCAGGCGGAGAACGACGCCCTTGTAAAGGCGGCCACCTTGACATACAAGGACCGCACCGGTGCGAAGGTCAAGGACTTCGACCGGCAGAAGTACGTCCGCTCCCTGATCGTGGCGGCCACCGTGGAGCCGGATTTCCGGGACAAGTCCCTCTGCGAGG